GAATACCTTACTACTTTCCAGGCGAAAGAAACCAATCAGGTCTCCCAAAAAGACATGGAGACAGTCATGCAAGCACTGTGGGAAGAACGCTTTATTGACAAATCCCAGATCACACTGGAAAAGATTCGTGAGATTGTGCGCAAACAACGACTGCATCACGTCTACAAGCAAATCACCCAGATCTGGTGTCGCATCACTGGAAACAGTCCTCCAAGACTGACTGCAAAAGAGGAAGAGCGCTGTCGGATGATGTTCAAGGCGATTCAAGAGCCTTATGATCGACACCTTCCGCCTGATCGCAAAAACTTCTTTTCTTACTCGTACTGCCTCTACAAGTTTATGCAACTCATTGGATACCCGCAGTATCTTAAGCATTTTACGCTGTTGAAGGATCGCCCAAAACTGGAGATGATGGATGCCATCTGGCGCAAAATCTGTCAAGACCTCGACTGGCAATACGTGGAATCTCCCAAGGATTAAATGACATTCCTTTGATGCAAACAAGGTGCTTTATAAGACGCGTGAATTTGGATGATTCACAACATAGAGTAACTCGTTGAGAGAATCAAAGGAGACGTTAACCTGAATAAACCCGCTTTGTACATAGAACAATGGGTTTGGTGGCCAAAAGAACCTGAGAGAACCCGGTGGGACTGAATGGGCATGATCTTGATTGTACTCTGCAGTATGTCCTGCCCCTGTGTGAAACCATCCTACTTTGCTGCCTGGGATGATGAAGTTCTGCAGGTCGTGGTCGTGTCCGCAAAAGTAGGCACCCACATTGTATTGTTCAAGCAAGGGCAGCAGCAGTTTTTGTAGGGACAAGGTTGGTCCGTGCAAAGCCACTGAATAGATAGGGTAATGACCAGCCACTATTACCCATGTGTAATTCTGTGACAGAGACAATTGTTGCTCAATCCAGGTGAGTTGCACAGGATCTCCGAGGTCCAATGAAACCGTGTCAATCATCACCAGCAACGTTGCGAACTGTGAAAATTCTACCGTGTAGTACAACGATGGAAACTTCCATCTGGTGCTGTGAAAGGAGTAGGCTAACTGTCCAGTGATGTTTCCGTCGTGGTCGTGATTGCCAGGCAAGAGATACCACGGCAATTGCAATTCAGGGGCGGTGAAAACCGATTCAAACGTGGCAATTTGCAAACATGTGTTATGGTAAGTCGTGCGCGTCCACAAAGGGGTGAAGTCTCTTTGTGTGAAAAAGGGAAAGTGTCTTTCTGCGAATGACGACTCTTGTGACAGATCCTCCGGCTTCCCTCTTGCCTCCAGATTTCTGCCACTGGTGTGCTGCTGAAACTTCGAAACAACCTCAGTTGGATTCTTCTGTTGCTGGCTCTTCCACTTCTGCAGAGAGTGATGTGCGCGTGGTCGACATTACCAAGTCCGCCTTTTTAGCAGCCAAACTGGCACAAGAAAATCCAAAACCAACTTCTGCTGTTGATTTCTCCAGCAGATCGGTCAAAGAACTGCGAGACTGGTGCCGCCAGAAAGGTTTGAAGACGACTGGAAAGAGAGAAGAACTGGAACAGCGCTTGACAGAGGCATTGCAGACGTAAAAAAAGTGACGTATCGGCATATTGCTCTTTTTCCAACCGTCATTACCTCGTGTGTTTCATCAAAAATGACGCTATCCCTGGACGATGTCGTAGATGCCCTTGGGGTGACGCTTTCAACACAAGACGATGCAAAGTTGCGGAGGCGCAACCCTGCACGCATTGCCAAGCGCATGTTGGATGCCGTTCCAGACGATCGCTCTTTCAAACCCGCCTTGTCCAAGGAATTGAACAAATGGGCGTCGGATATCTTTTTTGCTGCTCCTGAAACGTGGGCGCACAGTGCCTGGGGCAGATTGGGAGCCATTTTTGAACGCTACACTCACCTTTATCAGGCTCAACCATGGTGCGCACAGTTGGTTGGCATCTTGCAAGGTAATCAAGAGGAAGAAAGCGATTTTACTTAATTTCAATGTGCGTTCACTCGATGCCACGCCGATTTGCTGGGATTGTCTGGTCAATAAAAACAATGCGTAGTTTATCAACAAACCCATCATGAATGGAGGGGAATTACAACCCCTATGAATTAGTTTTGAGAGGTGCAACCGAAAACACCACGGGCTGGTGGGGGAGCGTTGCCAACTTTGCACCAGTCCAGTACCTCTCTGGGGCGATGCGCAATCTGTACAACACTGCAATTCTGAGTTCTCTGGCACGTCTTTACGTCTATGGTCCTCGGATTGGTGGTGTTGGCTTTTGGCAAGGTCGACCCCCTGAAAGTATCTGTGCTCAACTAACTGTCAGCAATGAAGACTTTTGGTTACGCAACATGGACGAATGTCAGCGCATCATCTCACACCAGTTTGGTTCGTGGGTGGTGCTGCTAGAGTTCTTGCTGTATTTTGTTATACTGTGGAAACTTGTACGCTGGATTGGAAAACAAATCAGTCAGAGGTGTTCGCGTGGATAGAACTGGAACCGGAACCAGTGTCGAAGAAGAAAATCGCTTCTTGTAATGATCTGGACTGGAAATGTTCACTGCGGATAATGACTGCACCCAAACAGGAGGTCTGACTAGCGGACGGTAAAGTCGGGAACCACTCGGTGGCGCTTGAGAAGTGAACAGACCGGCACGAAAGAAATTAGAGATCCGTTGCCACATTTTTACTGTTACCCGACTAATATAAAAGATGCCAGTCATCTACAGTTCCAGCACAGGAAGGAAAGGGTTCCAGCCATGCAGCAAAGCATATCGGCAAACAGTCGCCTTGGCGATCCAGAATGGAGATTATCGTCTCGTCCAAGAGTTGTTCCAGCAAGCACATCGTCTTGTGTGGATACTCAATCCAGAAGGAACTCTTTACATTCACCGCACTCGTCCCAATCTGACCCTTTCTGTCCCAGAATATCAGCGCATTTCCAGATTACGTGGAGACCAGATAACAGTTGCAGATCTGGATCAACAATGTGGAATGCATCCGCCCGCAAGACCCACCGCCTTTGTTGGTCCACAATTGGGTGGAGTAAAGCGTGCACTCAACAACATGCAACGAATCCAGCAAGCCTCGTATGAAGCAGCCGAAAGAGCCCAGTTTCCAGTCGGTGCACATCGAGGGTTAGGGCGATATGCTCCTTCTCCTTTTGCGCAACAGCAAATCGATGGAATCTACCGCCCCACCAATCCAGACCATCTCGCAGGGCAATCCAGCGGTGTGTGCAACGCCGAAGTGAATTGCCAGCCTGGACTGGAATGCGCCAACGGAATCTGTGTTATTCCAGTTGCACAAAGACAGTGTCCACCTTTCCAGTATCCTGTCGAACTCCAGGACAATCAGGGTAACTTTCGCGTCGACAATCCATCGGCGTTTCGCACCCGAAAAGTGAATCAGTACAGTTCATTTTGGAAGGGGTGGTATGACACTTGCTTACCAGGAGAGAACTACACAGTCCAGAGATGGATCACGAACCCCAGATTGAGACGCTACATTGGTTTGGCATTTGACGTTGCCCAACTTCCCGTTGACGAATGGAACAGACGTTCCGAAGGAAAGGAAATTCTCAAAGATCCAGCCACAGACGCTTCTTACTTTCTTGAACCAGATGCAGGAGGCACACCCATCCGAGTGTATCGACTCAACAGCGCCTACACTCCCAACCTTTCACGTGGACCTCGCCCTCCAGCACCTCCCGCTCCTCCAGCACCTCCCGCTCCTCCAGCACCTCCCGCAGCACCAGTAGATCAAGCCTCGCTGGATGCAGTGCGCTTAATACAACAAATCATGGGAGAGGTGGTGGGTGACGAAGTTCCACTGGAAGAAGCCGACGAAGCAGAAGAAGCCATGAGAGAACTCATCGGTGGTAACAATAAGAGACGACGATTGTAATATGGCACAAACGTACCCAGAGGTTAGAAATCAACTCGATCAAGATATGCATCGATTGCGCCAATTGGAGCACCGAAACAGACGAATTGGGCAATGTCCTCGAATCGTACAACCATGGATTCGATGGCTCTGTTCTTACCCTGAAGTAGAAACCAAAACACTCCGACAAAAAATTATTAGTCTGCGTGTACAATAAATGACGACTGCTACGTGTTATCCAGCAGCGTGGACCGCTCCTTTGGTGTTTCAATACCCCTGGGCAGACGCCAACCAGAAGAACTGGTACATGTCTTCTCCTTCTCCAGAGTTTCCCCGTCCATTGAGCGCCTTTATGGCAGCAACAGGAGGATGCCGCAGTGGAAGTGGTGCTTGTGGAAATACAACTGGGACTGCTGGTGCTCGAATGGTCGGACAAATTCCCTTGGTACAGCCACGTCCCACCACATGCACGGCTGGACCGCGTCATCTTTACAATGAAGTGTTCATGTCTCGTGAGATGGAAGAACCAGGATGCAGTGACACTCGAGGATGCCCAGCCTTCCAGATGTGCAACTATCGCTACGGCAAAACAGGAGAATGTGTGGCTCCACAGTTCACCACACAACTGTCTTAATGTGACGCGTTAACTCTTGATTTGAATAAACCCACAACGTCACGAATAAACACCTGAAGATATGTCCGTGTGGCCAGCGTGTGACCCGTTTACCATCGCTGTCTGGAATCAAGGCAATGAGAACCATTGCATTCAAGTGGACGATGAAAGATACCTACTGCGAAACCACACTTGTCTGTTGCTAATCATCAACGAAAAAACGAACAAAGTGTCGATCGGCAACATCACCTTGAAAAAGCACCAGATCTATGTGATCGAGGCAGACTCCGTCACTCCAGAACCCCGGGGTGAACTGTCCTATTCTTCAGAGCAACTTCAATCTGCCAGTCTGAAAGGAGCCATGGGAAACCAGATTAGTCACCACGCGGATTCTCACAAGTGGCTCGGCACTGTTGCTATTTCCAGTCTCACCAAGGGACAGATTCAATATTCCGAGGAATGCAACGTGTATTACGATCCAACAGCACCCACCCCTCCCAGCGAGATGCTGGTAATCGACATTAAAACACATGCTGAATAACAGCAAGAATCCACGATGCAGCCAAACACTTGAGCAGATCGGGTCCGACAAAGGGTTCAATGAGGTCCTTCATCTTGGCGGATGGCACTCGAGAAACGTAGTACCACGCCCCCAGATACAGAATGAGAGCGTCTCCCACCAAAAAAGCAACAATCGTGGGTAGCCATCGCAGAAGAAGCACCTCCACGCACGTGGCAAGAATAAACGCCCCTAGGTATCCTTGAGTGTTCTTGGCATCCGGTGCTCCCACAGGAATTCCACAAAATGCCAGTCCGGAAAACAAGACAATGGCGAAAATGCAAGACGGAGGCGTCCACAGAACCGTGTTGAGGTGCAAAGCCAGGGTTTGTTGAGTGAAAGGGACAGTGATGCCGGGAACCTTGCATGTGATCTTGCTCCCCACCACGAGCATTGCAAACGCCGGGAGGAAGCCCCACATTTCGCCACGGGTGTGTGTGAGAAATGAAGGATAGCAAGAAAGAAATCCCGCCCCCACACTCATTTGACACAGAATAAACAAGACGCGACTGTTTGATCTTTAGAAATTTCTCACAGAATGAATAATTAGGTAAACAAAACAGGATGCCAGTTGCGCCCTTTGAAGTCAAGAATTTTCTGCGTGAAGTTTTGGTTCCGACTGGTGGGTACCAGGACAGTGAAGTGGACGCCACCCTGTTGGAGATCAAAAACTACAAAAACATTAACAACCTCGAAGCCATGGTATTGATGTCTTCTGCAGTCCAGGTCCTACTCGACCAGTGCGGACTTCACAAGGCAGAACCAGACCGGTGGAAAAACGCCATCAAGTCCAAGTTCAAGCCTTTTCAATCTGTCTGGACCTATCTCCGTCACATTTCTGATGAACAAGACCGGTGCGAATGTATTTTCGACCTTTACGAGTACTGTCAAAATCCCAAACGACCTCATTTACAAAAGGGGTTTCCACACATTTTTACATCGCTATTGGCGGGTGACATCATCTGTCCAGTTTCAGCCGCCCAGTTTGTTGATGCCATGAAACGCAGCGAAGATGGTGAAGAACAGCAGCAAGGGGAGCAGTTGGCGCCTCTTCTTACACAGAGTTGTCCTTGGTAACCATGGGTTCCTTGGGAACGAGGGGACGAAGAATGGCTCCCAGAATGCAATCGGATCCTTCCACCGTGTCACCCAGACCTTCCACTTGCACGGCATAACCCGCCTTCTTTCCAGCATCTTGCACCAGGACAGTCCATTCTTCCAGCGTGTACTCCTTGGTGTGATCGGGATGGCGTGTCTCTTCCTCATCCATTTGATAGTGCTTGTTAAACGCTCGGTTGGGCGTCGTCATGATCAATAAAGGCGGCTTCCAGGAAAGAATCGTTTCCAGAGTTGAGGTAACAGCATCCAGAGGAAGATGCTCAATGACTTCGGTTGCCAGGACAACTGGGGTGCGCCCTTCACTTTCCAGAATGACTTGGGCTTCAGCAGCCTCGGCGCACACCACCACTCCAGGTGTTTTGATCTTGTTCAGTTTTTCTTGAACGGCAGGGTCCGAGTCGATAGCGATGTACTTCCAGTTTGCTTCTTGTTCAGCACGCCAGGTTCGCCACTTCTTGCAAGGGTGCTCTCCGCATCCAAAATCAATCAACGTGTCAAACCCCAGATCGAAATGGTTGAGGATGTTTTCAACAAAACGCTGCCGGACAATGGCGTTGGTTCCTGCAGTAAGTTTGATCTGCGGAGTTTCAAAGTAGGACTTGAACTTTTCCACCGCCTTGGAGTGAATGCCCACCATGCGAAGCAGCAATTGCTTGCGCAAGTAATAAGGCGGGTTCACCGTCTTGATAATGTCCGCCACCTTGCGAATTTGATCTTCATTGATCGACACGTTTTCATAGCGAATGGAACGGTCCCAGACAATGGAAAGCAAGTAGAGACGGCGAGTCATCTCAGCCAGCGTCATCTTGCCCGTCAACGTGATTTGATACAGTTTGCTGTCGTCTCCATTCACCAGTGGTTCGGTAGAGCACTGGAAAGTCAATCCCACGGCGGTGCAAAGATGGTGGTAAATGTCGGGGCAGAACGAAGTCATGTAAATCTGTGGAAGCACCACAGTTTGCATCGCGACTGGATCGTCCGCCTTGAACTTGGCATAGTTCTTGTCGCTCAAAAGGTGATCGAAGAAATTGCGCACAATCTGATTCACCACTGTCATGGATGTGTAGCGGTGGTAATCCAGGTAGTTGCCGCTTTCGTCATTCTTGCCACCGAAAGAAGACTTGTTGGGGTGATCAAAAAAGGTGGCACACCAAGTGGTGGGTGCAGAGGGATCGGCAGCGCCTGGAGGATACCACCCAGTCAAAACACCTTCCCTCAACTGAGTCACCACAATCCCCGACTGTGGGTTCTTGCCCAAGACAAAACTCAAACGCGGGTTTTCCGAAGTCAGCGCCAACATTTTCTATTGAGCACACTAGACGTGCCGAGAAAATGAACAAATGAACTCCTTTGCACGTGCAGCAAAAAGAAGAGCACCGCAAATCAAAATCCAACAAGAAAATGGTTCTGTGCAGATTTATTTTCGTCTGCAGAGGTGAAGTGGCGATTCGGTTCGTTCTTGAAGGGGAAACAATCGATAAACGCGCATGCTCACTTTTCCATTGTCGCCACTCCCCTCAAAAAAATGTCTACGTGGGAGTTTCAACCGCACTGTGTGTTGGTCCTGATTGGACCATCGCAATCCGGCAAGTCCACCTTGGCAAAGCATCTTTATGAAGAGTGCGAGCGCCAACTCGGTCCTCGGACGTGCATGTACATCAGCAGTGACAAGATTCGTGATCGCTTGTACCACGGAACCGAAAGCGATCCCTTTCAAATGCGCGCCGACAAGTACGCAACCCGAATGATGGCACTGTCCGAGGGCGCTTTCAAGGTTCTGGAAGCCGAATACAGCGCTGCTATGAAGTACCCCTCTGCCAAGCCGGTGATCATTGTCGATTCCACTGGTCTGTCGGATCAGTTTCGGCAAAAGATGGTGGATATGGCGCGCGAAAACCACTACTTTCCCTGTGCTGTGGTTTTCAATCTGGACACCCAAGAACTGTTGGCGGCGCCCAATTCTGTCTTGAAAAAGACACTGATCATGACCCAGCAACGCCGCTTGCGCCAAGAAGTGCTGGCTTCTCTTCGTCCTTTTCACAAGACCTATCGCATCGACAAGAGAACTGCGTCGCCACCTTCCATTGTCTTTGCTGGTGCTGCTCTGTATCGACAGTGCCAGTTGGACCCCAAGGTGACGTGGCACATTCTTGGCGATGTGCACGCTTCCTACGAGACGATGATCAAGGCGCTGAAAAAGTTAAAGGGCGTCACCATTGCTGGAGGACTGGGCGACTGTCTAGAACTCGACGAGCGCACGGGAATCGTGCTTGCTGGCGACATTCTGGACAAGGGCACTCAATTACCGCAAACCCTGGAGTGGACCCACCGCTACCGCCTTCACCCGCGAGTCAAGATTGTCATGGGCAATCACGAGCGTCGCGTTGCCAACATTTTGAACAAGTACTCGGACAGTGAAGAACCATCCGAGTCCAAGGAGACTGGATTGCTTGTGCCCTCTCCCAATTTCGAAGACCATGCGGTGACGTTGCTCGTGAACCCTTTTTTGGAGAAGATGTTTCGCGAGATTTATCAAGTGTGCCTTCCATTCGTGCAACTTCATGGCACGGCAATGGATCAAGTGGAATTCATTGTGACGCATTCGCCTTGCGACAACAAATACTTGGGCAAGATTGATGGCAAGTCGGTGACGCACCAGCGCTACTTTCACTATGGCAGAGAAGACCAATACCAAGCAGTGGCGGCGTTTCTCCAGAAACAATCTTTGAATGCACGCAACTTTCCCTATCATATCTTTGGTCACGTTCCTGTTGCCGAGGCACGCGTGTTTGGCAACCAGATTGCTATCGACACTGGCTGTGGCATGGGTGGTGCTCTCACTGTGGTTACCATGACCAAGGAGCGCCCACGATTCATCACGATCAAGGATGATACTTCGCAACTCGCTGGACCTCCATTTATCAACATTCCACATCGTGCATCTGGAAAAGCCGATGCTGCACAAGAAGTTGATCCGCAAGTTGAGCATCGCGTGCAACTGCTGCAACAGCAAGGGGTCAACTTCATTTCGGGCACTATCAGTCCTTGTGGATCCTGCGTTTCTGCCGATGGGGCAAGTGCTGACTTGGAGTCTCTGCGTGAAGGTTTGAAGTATTTTGCACACAAGGGTGTGACGCGCGTGGTGATGCAACCCAAGTACATGGGATCGCGGTGCCAGATCTACTTGTTCCCACAAGACATTCCCGGTTGCTACGCCGTTTCCAGGAATGGTTATGTCATCAAGTTTAAGCAAGAGGGGCACCTGGAGCGTTTTCATGAACTGTGTCGCAATTTGGCACTGCGTCTCAAGAACAAACTGCCCCCTTTCACTCTGGCAATCATTGATGGTGAGATTCTGCCCTGGTCCTTTATGGGACAGGGACTGATCAATGAGTTTCACCGTTATGGCGCGGCTTTTGCCAAGCACCTCTCGCTGTTGGACAAGTATGGCTTTTCTTCTGTTCTGGACAAGGAGACTGCTTGGGCAACCAACTTTCGCACCGAGTACAATGTCGATGTGGTCAAGAAGGAGGACGTCATGAAGAAACTGACCGAGGAGAAGCGAGGCTTTTGGTACGGCAAGTACCGCGGACTCACCGAACTCCAGATGAAACTGGAAGGTGCCACCTGGGAACAGCAAAAGGAGAATCTTGCCATTTACAAGCGCCAGATGGACCTGTACGGCATGCCCGTTGTTGCCCCTGCCGACATTGTTTTCAAGCCGTTTGAGGTTCTTAAAGTTGTGGGACTCGACGGACAAGAGCAAGTGCTTCCGTTTCCACCCGACGTTTCGTTCCGCATGTTGCAAGACGATGCCATTCACATTATCAATCTCTCTGAAGGAGACTGCCGGGAAAAAGCACAGGCATTCTTTGACAGCGTGTCGCGCGACTTGTGCATGGAAGGGGTGGTGCTCAAGGCTTTGGATGGTGGCGCCGAGGTTCCTTTTCTCAAGGTGCGCAACGACAACTACCTCACCATTATCTACGGACCCAATTATCGCCAATCTGCCCAGTTTGCCAAGGGCAAGAAGATTCATCGCAAGTTGAAGGAGTCTGAGATTGAGTGGAACCTGGGATTGCAGATGCTGCGCCGCCCTTACGCCACCCTTCTCACTGACACGGAATTTCGCAAAGTTGCCATTGATTTTGTGCAAGAAGAAGAACGTGCCTCTGCCAAGATGGATGCTCGCTTGTAATTTGCGTGTTTATTGAAATTCCCTATTAAACTCCATGAATTTCCAGTGCTGCTTCTCCATTGGGTTGGCGCTTGACAGACAGACCGTACTTTTTCCACGGCTCTAGTGCATTCCAGTCCAGACCCTTTTCCAACAGCACCTTGTCTACCATTTGATCCGATGTCAACTTGTGCAACTGCTTGCTGGAAAAGTGCAACATAGCAAAGGCAGATTTGCTGTTCTTGACGCAATCTCGATATCTCCACAGCAAATTGTTTCCCAGTTCTACATTTCCACAGCGTTCTTCTTCTGTTGCCTCTGGATGTGCATCGAGATAGGTTTGACCGGGAGCCACATTGAAAATCCGGGCATCAAACAGTGCTCGTCCAACTTTTCGGTCAGACAGTTCTTTATCTCCAGCAAGTGCTGTTGCCAAGTGGTGGTTGAACCTCACGCTGGCAAAAGAAGCCGCCAGTGAAGCCAATTTTTGCACCCGTCCATTGTGATCAAGGATGACGCGACGCACTCCATTGCTGTCTTCTTTTACGGGAAAAGCCATGGTGATTTCATCGCTCTGTGTGTAGATCTGGCTGGCTCCTGGAAACTGTTTGAGAAGATCGTGACAAACTGCTGCAAAGGCAGCGTGCAGTCGTGAATCGAATGGACGCTGAAATCCCTTTGTAAAGGTGTGAAATGCTTTGC